TAAGAACATAGATAGCATATTACCACCACCTCAACCACCCGCACCAGTAGATCCAGCGACAGAAAACGCTAATTCTATTAAAGGAATGCCTTTACAAGCGTTCCCACAACAAGATCATGAGGCACATTTGATGGCACACGCTACATTTTTGTCTAATTTAGCGTCTCAAGCCAATCCTCAAGGCTACGCATTGCTACAAGCTCATGTTCAAGAGCATATTGGCATGTTAGCAAGAGATCAAGTGACCAAATTTTTCCAAGTAACGATGCAAGAGGCTATGGAAAGAGGAGAACAAGTGCTTCCTCCAGCACCAGAGGCAATTGAAGCGGCGATATCGCAACAAATTGGCGAAATATTGAAAGAAGTTATGCCAGTTATAGAACCTGCACAGAAACCAGACCCACTTGTGGCGATTAGAGAGAAAGAATTAGAGAATGATACGGCTGAGATACAAAGAAAATCTCTAAATGACATGATGAATTTCCAAATTGACCAAGCAAAGCTAAAACAAGCGTTTGATTTAGCACAACAAAGGACAAAAACTCAAGAACAGATAGCAGATGATCGTAATGATGTTAATATCTATCGTATAAACACTCAAGCCGCAGTGAGGAAATAATATATGTTAGATCCAGCCTCAATTGGTATAGCCATTACAGCCGCTAATACGGCATTTTCGGCAATCAAGCGTGGATTTGCCGCAGGTCGAGAAATTGAATCTATGGGCAAAGACCTCTCACGCTGGATGGGTGCTGTTTCAGACGTAGAAAATACTGAAAAATCTGCTAAAAGTGCGTCAACACTTAGAAAATTATTTAAAGGTAGAGAAATAGAGGCATCCGCTATAGAAGCTTTTACTGCAAAGAAAAAGTTAGAAGCACAAAGACAAGAGCTAAAATCTTTTATAAATTTTCATTATGGTGCTAATTCATGGAATGAAATTTTAAGAATGGAAGCAGAAATTAGAAAGAAGCGTAAAGAAGAGATTTATGCTAGACAAGAATTGATAAGAAAAATTTGGGAATATATTGCATGGATTATATTATTCTGTACTATTGTAGGATTCATAGGTTTTATTGCATATTTGTGGAAAGAAAAGAGAGGTTAACAATGATACAATGGCTAACAAGATTATTTAGATATAAGCATGGAGACTTGTCGGAGCACAGACTTCATACAACTAAATATGAAGATTTATGTATGTAGGGTGATATGTTACAATTTTTAGGACCGATAGCTAATTTAGCTGGCACATGGTTACAAAACAAAGTAGAAAAAACAAAAGCAGATGGTCAAGCCAAAGTTGCTGAAGCCAAAGCTCGTGCAACTGTTGCAAAGAAAGTTGCAGCTGGTGAAGTTGAGTGGGAAGGTAAAATGGCAGAGGCTACAGATAATAGTTGGAAAGACGAATTTGCTTTAGTTGTGCTTTTAACCCCCGCCGTTCTAGTTTTCATTCCTGGCATGAGAGATCATGTTAATGAAGGGTTTGCAGTATTATCTACTCTACCAGACTGGTATCAGTATTTATTATTTATTGCAATATCAGCATCTTTTGGAATTAAGGGTGTTGGTCAAGCAGCTAAAATGTTGAGGAAGAAATGAAGAAAAAGGATCCAAAAGTTGGAACAGGAAAGAAACCTAAAGGTTCTGGTAGACGCTTATACACGGATGAGAACCCTAAAGACACGGTTGGAATTAAATTTGCTACGGAGGCGGATGCCAGATCAACTGTTGCCAAGGTTAAGAGAGTCAATAAACCTTTTGCGAGAAAGATACAAATACTTACAGTCGGTGAGCAAAGAGCAAAAGTAATGGGTAAAACAAAAGTGGCAAGTATTTTTAAAAAAGGAAAAGAAGCAATAAGGAGATCACATGGCAAGAATTAGGCAGTTTGCAAAAGATATGGGTTTATCGTATAATAAAGCCAAGCGTTTAGTTAACAAAGGAAGAAAACTCAAAGATGGAGGATCTTCTATATTGGAGAGCACTATGAACAAAGCAAAAATGGTAAAAGCTGAAAAGGGTAAAATTACAAAGATAGACCCTAAAGGCAAAAATCTTAACAGAGCGAAAATGGGTCAGTTTAATAACATAGCAAACGCCGCTCGTGAGGGAAAGATTAGTCCAGCAGAAGCTCAAAGAAGAATACAAAAATTAATCCTAGCTAAACAAAAGGGTGGTGGTTTTGACGCAGAGTTTGAAGCATTACAAGCTCTAAACAAAGAGTTTGAAAAGGCAAGACAAAAGCCAGAAGCACAAAAACGTAAAGAAAGTTTACAAAAAGAAATTAAAAAAACAAAAGATAAGAGTACAAAATCTTTACTTAATAGAGAATTAAAAGCTGGTGGTAAAAAAGGAATTAACCGTAATTTGTTAAGGGATAAATTTTTAACAGACGCAGAGTTAAAGAAAAAGTATCCAGAAAGATATAAAACAGTAAAACCATCTGGAAGAACTTATCCTTACCCAGGAGACAAGAATCCTGGAAAACCAACACAGAAACCTACCATGACAAGGGAAGAACAAGTAAAAGAGGTTAAGAAGGACATAAAAAAAGCTTCACCTAAGAAGAAGCTAATACTAAAAGGTGGAGCACCAGGTTTCGATAGATCACCAATGAGTAAGTATCATATTAGTAAAAAATTTAATAAGGGTGGTGCAGCTTTTCCAGACTTAAGTGGTGATGGTAAAGTAACTAAAAAAGATATTCTCATTGGAAGAGGCGTAATTAAAAAGTCTCGTGGTGGTGGTATCGCTATCCAAGGAACTGGATTTAAAGGTGTATATTAGTGGCTGAAGATTTTGATCTAGGGGGTTTTGACGAAGCCTACGACATAAGTGACTTTGGTGATGATCAAGCCTTTAGTATGGATGACAGAGCTCCAGTCACAACAATGTTTGGTGGCGGAGACTATGTTGACACAGGTGTTGGCGAGGGTGACAGTATAGCATCGATTCTAAATCCAGCCTTAAGTAGTGCAAATCGTACTAACATTACCAACGTAGGAGCAGGTTCTAATCTAGTTTATGATCCAGCTTTTGCAGCAGCTTTAGACATATCACGAGGACTAGATCCTACTCTTAATTTAGGTGGTACAGGTGGGTTAGCAGTTCCAGCAGCTTTACGACCACAAATACCAGGTGAGTTTATGACCGCTGATTATGGCGAAGCTGATATGGTTAGACCCATGTTCAATTCTCAACTGGAAAGAATCTTACAACAAACCATACCAGAAGCTATTAAGGAAGGCCCTATTGCAAGAATAGCTACGGGTATAGGTAATTTTTTTGGAAATATATTTTCAGAGGGTAGAGATTTTGCTAAAGATTCGGAAGCTGGTGTTAATCTTCCTAGTTTACTAAGTGAGGGATTTACAAATTTTATGAACAGATTTAAACCTGCAGATAGAGATACGCAAACAGGTAGACCTATTGAGCCAAGAGGCACAGAATTAGGTGACATGCCCACGACTAATGCTCGTATACCAGATGCTAGAGTGGTAGTAGATGATTTTAATAGACCTTTAGCAAGAACAGTTGCACCAATATTTCCATCAGACATGAATCAAGTGCCTATGTTAGGTGTTGGGAATACTGGTGGTATCACTACAACTCGACCAAACATGGCACAAGAAGCAGATATGGAAGTTGCAGAGGCTTTACAATTAATACCTTCAAATTTAGAAACAAACCCAATAGCACCAATAAGTAAAGTACAAATAACGGATCCAACTGGTGTCTTTTCTGCTCTTCCAACAACAAGAGACAGAGAAAAAAGAGATTTTGCAAGAGATGTTTTTCAAGCATTTCCTGCTGAAAGAGAAAGACAGTTTGGACGTGTAGATCCTTTATCTACTATCAATCAAGATTATTTTAATAGAGTTCGTAATAAAGAACCGTTTAAAGACGAAGGTAATTTTATAAATCTAGATAACATTGTTTATAATTAATGAAAGTTACAGATTTTTTATATAATTACAAAAAAGCCTTGAATACTCGTATTGAAGATATTAGTATCTCTCTAACAAGTGGAAATGCTTCTGATATGGAGGCATATAAGGCAATGGTAGGTGAAATACAGGGTCTAACCTACGCATTGGAACAGTTAAGCACCCTGCTGGAAAAGGTTGATAATGACGCTAATAGTACCTGAATATGTATTAAAACAAAGACAAGCAAAAGAAAAAGCAGAAAAAGAAGCAAAAGATAAATCCCTAACAGATAGATTACCCGCACCTACTGGATGGCGTATATTAGTTATGCCTTATATGGGCAAAGAAAAAACAGAGGGTGGTGTTTATGTTCCAGATCCAGCTAGGGAAAGAGAGGCAAGAGCAACTGTTGTAGCGTATGTTGTAAAAGTTGGCCCACTTGCGTATAAAGATTTAGACAAATTTGGAGAAGGGGGACCTTGGTGTAAAGAAGGCGACTGGGTATGTATTGGTCGTTATGCTGGGTCAAGATTCCAAATAGAGGGTGGAGAGGTGCGTATTATCAATGACGATGAAGTCATTGCAACCATTGTCGATCCCGACGACATCAAAACATACGGAGTATAGTATGCAAGATGCAGAAACAAAAGAAGAAGAACAAGAAGAACAAGAGGTCATAGTTGAAGAAGAAAAGACAGAAGATGCTGATGAAACTCAAGAAGTTGATGCAGCTGATGAAGACTTGTCTGAGTATTCGGAATCTGTTAAGAAACGGATTAGTAAACTTACCAATCGTTTTAGAGAAGAAGAAAGGCAAAAACAATCTGCTATAGAATTTGCTGAATCTGTCAAAAAACAAAACGATGATCTTAAAGCAAGACTAGATAAATTAGACACTAATTATGTAGGCGAGGTTGATAACAGAGTAACTGCTCAAGCTCAAGCCGCAAAAGAAGCATATAAAAAAGCACTCGAAACTGGAGATGCAGACGCTTTATATGAAGCACAATCAAATATATCTAGAATTGCAATGGAAGAGGCTAGGTTAAAAGACTTAAAAGCTAGGCAAGAAGAGAGAAAAGCAACAGAAACAAATGGTGCAACACCTCCTCCACAACAAACGCCACCTCCTCCTCCACAAAAACCAGACCCAAGAGCCGAACAATGGGCTCAAGAAAATGAGTGGTTTGGCAAGGATCAAACCATGACATATGCCGCTTTTGGTGTGCATAAACAATTAATTGAGTCAGAGGGGTTTGACCCAAACAGTGAAGAGTATTATACTGAACTTGATAGTAGGATAAAATCAGAGTTTCCACATAAGTTTAAGGAAACGAAGAAATCCTCTGGCCCCAGAGTCGTCTCTGCTGGAGCCACCGCTTCAAAAACGGTATCGAAGGGACGCAGAACAGTCAAATTGACTCCATCGCAAATAGCGATAGCTAAAAAATTGGGTGTTCCGTTAGAAGAATATGCAAAGCATGTAAAGGAGTAGATGATGGCTATAGATAGAACAACACGAGAAAACAAAAGTCGTGCAAATAGTACAAGGAGAAAACCTTGGCAACCTCCAGCTAAGTTGGAAGCACCTCCAGCTCCAGATGGATTTGAACATAGATGGATCAGAACTACCATTCGTGGTGAGGATGACAAATCAAATGTTTTTTCTAGAATGAGAGAAGGATGGGAGCCAGTTAGGGCAGACGAATACGGAGCCGAAGCTGCAAAATATCCAGTTATAGAGGAAGGTAAAAACAAAGGAATTATTGGTGTCGGTGGTTTAATGTTGGCACGAATACCCACAGAAACGGTCAAAGAGAGAACTGAATATTTCCGGGATCAGACCCGCAACCAACTAAAAGCCGTGGATGAAAACTTGATGAGGGAGCAACATCCCTCGATGCCTATTAGTGTAGATAGGCAAAGTCGTGTAACTTTCGGAGGGAAAAAACCTTCCGATTAATTATGAAGGAGCAATAAATGGCTAATATAAATGTAGCTTTTGGATTTAAGCCAGTTGGAAAACATGGTTCAAGTCCAGCGACTCAAGGTACGAGTCAATACTTTATTGCTAGTGACGCTTCCGCGATCTTTCAAGGTTCACCAGTCAAAGCTGAATTAACTGGTGGAACTATTCAGATCGGATCTGCAACTGGTAACGGAGATCAATTAGTTGGTGTCTTTGCTGGATGTGAGTATGTGGATGCAACCACTGGCAAGTTAAAGTTTAGTAATACTTGGCCCGGTTCAGGATCAGCTAATACTAACTTTGACATCAAAGGGTTTGTGTATGACGATCCATCACAGAGATTTATTATCGCAAGTGACGGAACAAACACTGACAGAGCAACTGCAAAAGCAGACATCTTCAAAACTGCTGATATAGCAAGTGGAGCAAGTGGTAATACTACTACTGGTATTTCTTCTGCTGTACTAGATATATCAACTGCTGAAGATACAGATACATCAAATGTGGTTATGATTTTAGGTATCCACGAAGATGTAACTAATGCTGACCACAGTGCCGCTGGTGTTTCATACATAGTTAAAATTAACAATCATGCGTTAAATTCTTCGGATGCTGACGCTACTGCATCTTAAGGAGGGTGTAATATGGCTATTTCAAGAGCACAACTCGCCAAAGAATTAGAGCCTGGCTTAAACGCCCTCTTTGGTATGGAGTATAATAGGTATGAAGGACAACATGCTGAAATCTACGATACTGAGTCATCAGACAGAGCATTCGAAGAAGAAGTAATGTTGAGTGGTTTCGGAGCAGCACCTACTAAGCAAGAAGGTTCTGGTGTCACATTTGATGATGCAAACGAAGCTTACACTTCAAGATATAACCATGAGACTGTAGCAATGGCTTTCTCAATAACAGAAGAAGCTGTAGAGGATAACCTTTACGACAAGCTTTCTGCTCGTTATACAAGAGCACTTGCAAGGTCAATGGCACATACAAAGCAAGTAAAAGCTGCAAACGTATTAAATAATGCGTTTACTGCTGGAGCAACTGCTGGTGGTGATGGTAAAGCATTATTAGCAACAGATCACCCATTAACAAATGGTGGAACTTTTGCTAACGAGCCAACTGTCGCAGCCGATCTTAACGAGACATCTTTAGAAGATGCTTTAATTAAGATTGCAGGCTTTGTAGATGAAAGAGGATTAATTATCGCTCTAAGAGGAATGAAACTAATCATTCCAAGACAATTACAATTTGTCGCAGAGAGATTGTTAAACTCTAACTTAAGACCTGGAACAGCAGATAATGATGCAAATGCAATGAGAAACATGGGAATGTTACCTCAAGGCTATGTCATCAACGATTATCTAACTGATACAGACGCATTTTTCATTAAGACAGATGCACCAAATGGTCTTAAGCATTTCGAAAGAATGCCAATGGCAACAGCTATGGATCCAGATTTTGACACTGGGAACATGAGATATAAAGCAAGAGAGAGATATTCTTTCGGCTTCTCAGATCCTCGTGCAATGTTCGGTTCACCTGGAGCTTAATTAAAAATATTTATATTTTTGGGGTGACTCTTTGCAGTCACCCTTTTTTTATGTATAATAAAGAAAACCTTGACGAAGAATTAACTTCGACATTTGCCAAGACAAGGAGTATGACATGGCTAATACAACATTCTCGGGTCCAGTTAGATCCGAAAGCACAGTTAAAACAATCAGTAAAAATGCAACTACTGGAACAATAACAGAGGTAGTAACCTTTGGTGATGGCCCAATAAGTTTATCTGATGGAAATGTAACTTTAACAAATGCGACTCATAGTGGTAGAATTTTACTTGTACCAGATGGATCACAAGACAACACATATACACTACCAGCACCTATAGCTGGATCTATGTTTAGATTTGTGTATGCTGGAGGAGCCGCAGATGCTACAGATGCTCTTATCATCACACCTGGAAACTCAAACTTTTATATTGGTGGAATTACACACTTAGATACAAACGCAGATAATGTAACTGTATTTTCAAACGGTAGTTCAAACAGTAGCGTACAATTAAATGTACCACAAGCATTTGATATTACGATTGTAGGAAAAGACACAACAAATTATCAAATTTTTGGTACTGTTACATCAACAACAGTTCCAGCTTTTGCTGACCAATAATAGGAGATATAAATGGCTGGAACAAGATCTGACGTAAAAGCCTTTAATGTTAACCAAGGAGACGCAGCTGCATTGATAGGACCTGCTCGATCAAGAATAAGACAGATCGTTATCTTTGCAGACGCAGCTGGTGCTATTACTATAACAGATGGTAATGGTGGTTCTACTTTGATTGCACAAAGTTTTCCAACTGGATTACACACTCTTAATATTCCAGACAATGGTATATTAGCAGAGAGTGGTGCATATTTATCTGCCTTTACTGGTAGTAGTAATAAACTAACGGTATTTTTATCGTAATGGCTAGAAAACCAGACAAGCAACCTCCTAAAACCAAAAAGTATTTTCGTTCTACTAAATCTGGAGCGGGGATGACTAAGGCGGGGGTTGCTCGTTATAGAAGAGATAATCCGGGCAGTAAATTAAAAACTGCTGTCACTGGTAAAGTTAAAGCTGGAAGTAAAGCTGCAAAAAGAAGAAAGTCATTTTGTGCCAGAAGTGCAGGACAAATGAAAAAATTTCCTAAAGCAGCTAAAAATCCAAATAGTCGATTAAGACAAGCAAGAAGAAGATGGAAGTGTTAATGAAAGCAAAACCAACACCAAGACCAAAGATGAAAGATTTAACAGAGAATCAACAGAAGCGTTTGTTGAGAACTTACATATCTAACATGTCTCCAAAAGAAAGAACGACTTTCTTAAACAAGGCAATAAAAAAAGTATATCCTAAAAGTTTTCCACAAAAACCAAAGGATCAAAGATTTAAAAAAAGAGGTGGTAGTGTTAAAGCCTAAAGAGATAATGAACGGTGTTTCAATCGTCCTCGTTGCTGGATCTATCGCATGGATAGTGACAACACTTATTGAGGTGGATAAAAGGACTGCTGTAACTGTGGTAAAGGTTGAAGAAAATCACAAAATGTTACATACTCTATGGATAGATTTTATTAATAGGAAGACAATAGATGGCAATCTCGCGGGGTTCAATGCCTCAACAAATAACAAAGTCACCAGGTAAGAGGAAGTGGAGTGCTAAGAGGAAGAGGAAAATCAATTGTGCCAGACCTCGTGGATTTTCTGAAAAAGCACATTGTGCCTCTAAAAAAAGGCGAGGT